GTTAACTAAATCTGCATCTTGATAACCTTGTGCATACAAGTGAACAATAGCTATCTTTGTTAATTCTGATATTGTAATTCTTTGAATTCTTTCAATAGTTCTAGCAAATCTTACATCCTCTGCAGCCAATGTTGCTTTACTACCAATTTGTTCTTCAAATCCTAAAAACGCTTTTGGTATTCTTAATGAAAATAAAAGTTTATGTTTAAGATATTCAATATCTTCAACTGCTTCATAAGTTAAACCAGGAAGTGAATCTATACTTGTACCACTATCACCGCCACGAACTGGTAAGAAGAAATCTTCAGTAATATTCTGCATATTGTATTTTAAGTTATAATCACCAGTATCTTCATCAACTACTGGAGCTTTTTTCATTTTATTAATAACTTTTTGCATATAATTATCAACTTCAGCAGGTGGTATGTTTCCAATATCTAATTTGAAAATTCTCTTTTCAGGAGCTCTCATGATTCTATGAATTAACATCGCATCTTCCATAAGAGTTAATTGTTTCCAAATTTTACGACCACCTTCAACTTGTGATTTACCGTATGGGAGATAATTAGAATCAGATAGTAATCTAAAATGAGCTACTTCATAATTTTCTAATTCTTCTTTTGTAACAGAATCTTCTTGTTTATATCTATGTTGATTTGTAACTGACTCTATTAAGAATTTAACATATTCTGGATTGTCGGGGTCTAGACCTTCTAATCTTGATACATCATACGCCGATAATGGGACTACATTTGTAATACCATATTTTTCAGAAATATCTAACTTCAAAAAGAAATCACCATATTTACACATATTGCGAACCCATGGCCATAAATTAAATTCTATATTTATAATATCATAGAATAAATTATGTAATATTTCTTTTATCTGATGATTATCAGTTTTAATTTCTAAAACTTCTCCATATTCAGATTTCATTGTGGATTCATCTGCATAAATATCAAGAGCACTTGAAATTATTGCATCACTATCCATTGATTCATAATCTTTAAAAAGATTTAATCTCATTGACTTAGTTAATAGTGAATCTGAATATCCACTTAATCCTGCACCTGTGAATATTTTTTGATACCTATCAACAAGATTACTTCTTGACATAGATTGTGTGCGACTTGTATCAGCAACTTTTAATTTTTTGCCTCCTACATTTCTTACAATTACATTTGTAGAAAATAATCGTTGTAATCTACCAAATAGACTTTTATCAGCCATTTTTTACCTCTTTACTTAATTAACCATTCTAATGATTCTTTTTTCTGATTTACTTCCATCACCCAAGAATCATTCTGGTTATCTGTTGGTGTATACACACCTTGATTTGTTGTAATACTATTCATTGCTTTCTTTTGCAATTCTATACCTTCAGCTCTTAATCGTAAAGCTGTCTCTCTTATCCACAATCCCATAGCATATGACATTACCAAGTCATCATTATATCCTGACATAGCTTCTGCACGACTTCCGTTATATATAAATACAAACAATTCATCAATTAATCTTTGAGAATGAACTGTTACTAATTTTTCTCTAAAAAATTCTTCCAATTTTGCTATTACTAATGGTCTTGTTTTAGATGTCAATGTAAATCCTGGAATTAATTGTTTTTCTATTCTATTAATTTTATTATTAATATGTCTTTGAGTATCTACTACTTGTAAATCTTTGCTCATATAAAATAAATTATCATACTCTCTATCAATACATTGTTGTATAGCAGCCCAACCAATATTATTGTTTTCAACTACAAGTAAAGCATTATTATATTCAATTGATATATTAACTAATAAATTACCATAATCTCTTGTAGACATTCTACCTTTATATTCGGCTACTTGTTCTAAACTCTCTACATCTAAAATATGAAATGCTGAATAATCTGTAGCATCTCCTCTACTAACATCAGCGCATACTATATAATCTTTTGTATAATTTGGTGGCTCCCATATCCAAACATTTGAATCTATACCCCGTTTTTCAATCGGTTCTTTAACTTGTGTAGTTCTATATTCTTCTAAAATAATACCGTCAACTACACTTTGACCCGATGTAATAAAATCACAATCACATTCTTGAGCCGCCATTGAAGGGCCTAACAATTTATCTTGTTCATCTCTCCATTCTTGTTCTCTCTCAGGGTGAACTGTCCAGTGTAACTTCATAAAATTAAAATCATTTAACCCGTCTTCTGCGTCCATCCAAGTTCTGTGAAACCAATTACCCACACCATTTGGTGTAGAAAGTGCTATACATTGTCCACCAGTTGATAGTGTCTGAGATGCTGCTGCCCATATTGTATCAATCCTATCAATAAATGCTGCCTCATCAAGTATTAATAATGATAATGCCTCTGAACGACCAGCATCTTCACCACTTGATACTGCTTTTACTTGTGAACCATTTTTATATCTCAATGATAACTTATTATCTTCAACACATGGTTGTTTTAACCAACTTGGTAAGTTTGCGTGCATTACACGAACTTTTGTTACTAAGTTTTTGGCAACTTCTTGTTTCGTAGCAATTACCAAGATGTTTTTATCGTGATGAAATGTCATCATCCATAAAGAGTATCCAGCAGTTAGTGTTGATATCCCTAATTGTCTTGCTTTCAAAATTATATTAAAGCGATGCTGTACTAAATCACTAACAGTTGATTCTTGAAAATTATATAAATTAAAAGGTATCTTACCCTTTATTGGATGTTGTATCACACAATACTTTTTCAAGAAATAAACAGGGTCGGATGCACATTTTACATACTCCTGTTTAATTACATCTTTTAATTGTCCTTTTGAGTTTCGGTCCATATTAATATACTACGCTTACAGTACCACTTCCGCTTATTTGTTTTACACCTATTTCATAAAGTGTTTTAGCAGTTAAAGATGATGCCGCAATAGAATCACCTTCGGTTGGCCAAATAACTGAACTTCCTGCAGTAGTTATAATAAATCCACTTGAACCGGCATCAGAACCAGTAAAATGTGTTATACCAGCAGTTGCGGTTTTAATTTTGCCAAACTTTGCATCATCTTTTATAGAAGGTACGCTTCTACTTGACACATCAGTTCTTCCTTTACCACCACTTGTTATTGTTGCCATTTATTTTCTCCTATTAATTAATGTTATTTCCCTATATATAAATATATTACTTTAAAGAATCTTCTATTTTTTGTAGATGCTCTAAAGCTTTATCGGCCTGTTTTTTAATATCTTCCATATCCATTTGCCACTTTTCTTTATCAACGGAATATCCATCAGGTCTAACTTGTTGCCAAAATTCTACAGAATCTTGTTTTTTAAACTCTTCAATACTTTGTTTTTGCTCTCTTACCCAGGCTAATTTGTTTGCAATCACTTTTTTTGTAGCCCATTCATCATATGTACCGTCAATCCTCAGTTTATTTTCAACTTTTACTTGACAGTCTAAACAATGACTGTATAAATACCACATTCTATCATCTAACCGTCTTTTCATTACTTTTTTACATTCAGGACAGAACCAAGGTACTCTTGCTTCTTTAGTTATCTCTAATTTTTCATCTATTCGGTTTCGTTCTTCTTCTTTTTCTAGTTTTAACTTCTTTTTAAAGTCTAAATCTTCTTGAGCGACAAAAATTCGTTTTTCTGGAGTTTCTCCATGTAAAATAGTTTGTAACGCTTCATTTTGTCGTTTATTTTCTCTACTATATGACATATTACCTCTTAATTAAAAATTTAATAAACCTAATATTTGATTTACTGGCGCAAATGCTCCTGTAAACTTATATGTTTTACCGTTATACTTAAATACTATTCCTTCTGATGGTACAATTGTGGATAATCCACCAATTTTATTTAATTTATCTAATTGTAACTTCAAAGTTTGTATCTTTTTTATATCTCCACCACTTTTTACTGTCTTTATTGCATTAATCACATCTTTTCGTATCTTTTGTACGGCCTTTTGGGGTGAAGCGGCTAAATATCCACCAATATTCTTTAATATTTCAGCTCCTACATCAAAAAACAACACTTCAAATGGTTTCATATTATCCTTTACCCATTTTTGGTGGTCATTCTTATCAAATGATAATACCCAATCAAGAAATTTCTTATTATCTATATCTTTCTTTATCATTGGTATCTTATATGACTTATCAAAGAACGCCCATCTCTTAGTTAAGTTAACTAAAATATGATTTGGTATCTTATATTTCATTTGTTTTGACGCATTAAAAATAAACTCTTCCCAGTATGATT